GATCAGGTAGTGGTCCTCGCGGAACACCACCGGGACTTGGGTCTGGCTGTCGTCGCCGGCCGGGATCAGGCCGTCCGCGCCCCGGGTCACGGCAGTGTGGCCGCCCGAGCCGGCGACCAGGAAGTAGACGGTGCCGCCGCGGGTGATCGTGTCGCTGGTGACGGTCGGGCGCAGCACCGAGGTGGTGCGCTCGAATTGTTGGACCGCGCGCTCGCGGTAGACTGCTTGGATGGCCGCAGACATGGCCCATGCTCCTCACGGATGAGGTTTACAGGACCGCTGCTACGGGTAGTCCGTTGGCTTACTTGAACGGGTAGTCCGCTCCAGGCTGAGCCATAAAGGGCGGGGCCGCTCTCTTTCAGCCGCCGGGGCTTTCGCCGCGGAGGATGTGGCGTCCGACTAACCGGAGCGCCCCAGGCTGAGCCGCTTGGCGCGGTAATCCGGATCGGAACGGCGGGTGCTTAACCGATCGATCGGGCGTCGTCAAGCTTGACGCAACAAGCACTTTGTGCCATGCATGCCGCTCCGCTGCGATCAAAGCGGTAGACGCGACACCTTCTCCGAGACTTCTCCGCGCCGGTGTCGCTTTCGAGTGACCCCTGATTTCGCGTCCGGGCTTGATCGGCCGGCGCGGAGGAGATTTTTATGCGTACAATCAAGCAGCTTGCTATCGCCGTCCTGACTGCATCCTGCCTCGCGGGATCGGCTCAGGCGCAGTTTGTCAATGGCCCGTATGGTATGCAGACATCGCCGGGGCCGCTGTCGCCGCCGATCTTCCAGCCACCCCCGCCGCCCCCACCGCCGCCGCGCATCGACTATCAGGGCTACGGCCAATATACGGTGCGCACCTATCCATGGGAGCCGCCGGTCAGCACCTTCTGCCTCGGCGGCCGTCCCTGCTGACACAGTTCAGCTCGAAGGGTACCCCGCAATGAGCGAAGCTGCCGACGAGCTGTTCCTGATGACCAATCTTTATCCGGCCTCGACCGGGTTGCCGATGGTGGTTTGGGTCGGCCCCTCCTATGGCGTGGGGCATGACGTGCGCATCAAGGTGATGCAGGCGCACGGCACCCGGATGGACCCGGGCAACCTTGCCGTCGTCGGAGTGCGACCCCAGCCGCATGTGATCGCCGGCCAGCTGTCGACCGATGACCTGCGCGCCGTCAGCCAATGGATCGCGTTGAACGAGAAGGCGATCCTCGATCATTGGAACGGGCTGACCGACGGTGTGCAGCTCGGCCAGCAGTTGCGCCCACTGGCGCCGTGATACTCGGCCATCGCCGCCGCCATCAACGCCGGGCGGCAATAGTTTCACCGCCCGGCGCCACGCTCCTCGCGCTTCAATCTGGCCTCGGCGAGCTGCACCATGCGGTTGCGCTCGGCGTCGGTCAGTCGCGGCTTGGCGGCGAGCTCCTTGTATTCCTCGTCAACGCTGCGCGCCCCGCCGCCGGCGTCGCCACTGATCAGGTCGTCCTCGGTGGCGTTCTGCCTTGCCATCGCGACGATAGCCTGGACAAAGGGCGCGAAGTTGGTCAGCTGCACGCCGTTCGGCAGCCGGGCGGAAAGGATCTGATCCAGGGCGACCTGGTTGTCGGGTCCGGCGAAATGACTGTTCAGGTAATCGTTGGCGAGCCCGATGTTGCGCTTGTACTCGCGGCCGGGATAGGTCTTGCGCAACTCGGCGAGGTGCTCGAGCGTGGCTTCCTCGGCGGCTTGCGCGGTGCGCTCGGCACCCTGGGCGCGCGAGGTCATGTAGAACTCGAACGCGGCCTGGGCGGCACGCGGGGCGACGTGCTTGTCGTGCATGAACTTTAGAAACCCGGCGAGCTCCGCCTTGTCGTTCTCGCTTGCCTCGATCTCTTTTGGAAAGGCGATCTCGTAGCCTTCCGGGGTCTCGGGGATGCCGGCCCCCTTGCGCCATTCCTTGAGCTCGAGCTCGGTGGCTCCCTCGGGCGGCTCGGGGGCGGCACGGGCGCGGCTGAGGCGTTCGCGCGTATCGAACAAGGCTTTGGCGACGGCCTCGGGTGTGCTGAAGCGCTCGAGCTGCTTGGCGCGCTTCTCGTCGCCCTGGCTGAGTGCCGTGCGCCAGTCGTCGCGCCATGACGGCGCCGGGGCCTCGGACGTGTCGATATCGTCATCGGCCGTATCGGTGCCGTTGGTCAGTCCAGGTGCGGGCCGGCGTTCGGTCTCGGTGGTTTGCTGCTCGCGTTGCTCGCTCATGTTCCTCTCCTGCGCCGCACGTGCTCGGTGATGGTGCGGGCGCGCGTCAACGGTGTCGCTGGCTCATCCATCGGGGCGGCGACGATGCGCTCGATCTGCAAGCCGACAAAGCGCCGCCCGTTGCGCCATGCCATCACATGCCCCTCGCCGGGCAGCGCAAACCCGAGCCGGTCGACCCCGGCCAGCTCGTGGACGATAAAATAGAGGGCGGCGCGTTGCTGGTCGGGGCGCGCTTGACCCAAGGTCAGCGCCTTCAGCGCCTCGCCCGCAGCCTGCGGCACCTCCATCGCCACCTCGGCGTCGAGATCCTTCAGCGAGTTCACGTCGGCCCGTAGGCAAAGGACTGGTCGGCGGCGGCCCCTGGCGACTGGCCGAAGGCGCCCTGCAACTTGGCGGCGGCGTCGGCCCCGGTGTGGACGATGTCGGCGGCCTGGCCGGCCTGCTGCAGGGCGCCGACGATGTTGCCCTGCTGGGCCGCCTGGGCTTGCTCCTGCGCCTTCTTCTGCATGGCCTGGTCGAGGTCGACGAGCCAGCGCGCCGGCGCGCCCGAGCCGCGGATCGCGTCCTGGATCATCTGCTCCATGTCGGCGACGAGCGCCATCGCCGGGTCGGCCTGCTTGCCGCCCGCCAGGAGGCCGAGTGCGGTCGTCGCCTGCGCCACCTTGGCTTTCTCGACGGCGTCCTGCAGCGGGTTGGAGAATTCGAAGGAGAGGGTGCGGCCGCTGAGCTGGGGCGGCCATTCCTGCATCGGGCCGAACGAGCCGATCTCCAGCATGACCTCGAAGGCGCCGTCGAGCATCGCCTCGGTGTCGGCCTCCCACGGCTCGAACAAGGGTATGTTGGCGCGCACGAACTCCTCGACCAATTGCGCCGTCTCGTAGGCCGTCTTGGCCTGCCCCGGCAGGGTGAGCTTGGTCAGGTACCACTCGTCGCGCATCGCCTGCAGCGCCATCTGCTTCATCTCGATGCCCGAGGGCGGGTTGGTGCGCGGCGCCAGGAGCTCGATCGCGGGTCCCAGCTTCTCGTCGTAATCGGCTTTGACCCAGGTCACCCCGCCGCCGTAATTGTTGACCTCGCCGACGATGGCCCCCTGGGTCGCCTTGACCGGCGGGTCGAGCGCCTTCTCGCCGGCCTCGAGCAGCACGCGGGCGAGCACCTGCATGCCGCGCGCGTCGCTGAGCGAAGTGAGCGCCGCGGGCGAGACGGCGTACTGCGTGCCGCTGATCGTCTCCCAGCGCGCCACGCGATAAGGGAAGCGGGAGGAGGCGCGCTCGCGCAGGATCGTCTTGTGCTGCGAGTCGTAATAGATCGAGGCCCACTTGCCGGCGCCGCCGCCCTCTTTCTTGTAGTAGTCGTACTCGCTGCCCAGCATGATGATGTGGCAGAGCCGGAACTCCTTGTCCGGGTCGTCGTCCAGCGCCGCCTCGATCTCGGCGTGCAGGTCGGCCTTGGGGAAGAGCTCCTTGATGTGGCGGGCCGAACACTTGAAGCGGCGCGCCAGAAAATCCTGGGTGACGCCGGTCGGATCGTCGAGCCACACGCAGTCGCGTAGGTGCCAGGTGCGGAAGATCGGGCGCAATGTGCCTTCCTCGTCGCGCCCGCGCTCGCAGGAATGCACCGCATTGCCAAACGTCACCAGATCGTTGTCGGCCTCTTTCATGGCGCGGACAAAGCCGGAGCGGCGCTGGTAGAGCACGGTGCGGGCGCGCTCGTTGACCCAGTCGAGGTGGCGGGCGATGGGAGCGCTCTCGGCCAGCTGCTTGTTGAGGAGGGTCGCCTTGAACCATTGCTGGCCGCGCGGGCGCAGCATCGAGGCCCGTGCATTGGCGAGGTCGCGGCGCGCCAATACCGGGGCGCTGTCGAAAATGTCCTCGGCGTATTCCTCGCCGAGACAGCGTGTGACCGTGAAGTCGGCGCGCCACGGGTAGAAATTATAGGCGAGCTCCTGGTTCAAGGCGTCGAGGTTGGTTTTTTTCTTGAAAAGCCGCTCCTCGCGCTTGGCCAGCTCCTTGGCATTCTCGTCGCCGGAAACCGCCATCCATCGTCGCCCTGCTCAGGCGACGCCCGTCTTGTCGGTGGAGTAGTCTTCTTGCGCGCTGAGCGTCGTCGAGGCGCGTCCCGAACGCCCGGCGGCGCGCAGCAATTGACGGCGCCGCTCGGCGAGGATCGCCGGGTCCTCGGGGTCGGGCAGCGGCACGGGCTTGATCGGCTCGGGTGCGGGAGCTGCGGCGGGGGCGCCGCCGCCGCCAAACATGCCCATCGCTGCGGGGGCAAGAGCCCCACTCCCGGCCAGCCGCTCGAGCGCGGCGAAGAGTGGTGAGGGTTTGGCTGTCATCAGATTCCCCGTCTTTGCGGGACCGGGCGGATGCGCGCGATCTCGCGTTGGCGCCAGAGTTGGTTGAAGAGCGCCTCGTCGCGTTGCTTCTCGCCCAATGTGGCTAACGTCTCTTGGCGTGCTGCCGATTCGGTACGCTGCTGTGCTTCGGATAGAGGTAGCTTTTCCCCTTCTGAGAAACCGGGCGCCTTGGTTACATCTTGGATCTCTTCTGGAGAAGATTTATTCAACCAATACTCGAGTGCGTTCGAGCGGCGTTGTTCGTAACCCGTCCCTCCCGGCTTGTCCCATCCCCCTCCTCCCGAGGTCGGTCCCGAATCCGGCCCGATCGCCTCGACCGCCCGCAGCACGCCATTGGCGCCATTCGGGGCAGCAGGCGGCGGGACCATGCCGGGCAGTAGCGGGACAGGCTGGGCCGGAGCCGGCACGGGTGGGCCGCCGCCCATCACCGTCCTTTCCTCGGCTTCAGATTGAGCTCGAGCGAGCCGGGGGTGCCCCCGGCCGCGCGATAGCGCTCGGTATCTCTTTCCAAGGCGCCGTGCATCCACTCGTATCTGAGATCGGCCTGCTGGGGCGTGGCGTAGGATGGCCACTTGTCCCAGCCCGCCTTGGCGGCCCGCTCGGTGGCCTCGTCCACGGTCAGCGCCTTGCCGTCCCACACGGTGGGGATGTTGTAGTAGCGGCCGCCCGGCCCATCGACGACGGCTTGCAGGACCGTGCTGACGTCGTCGCCTGACGGCGAGATCACCTTGCCTGGGCCGTACAGGTTGTCGAGGTGATGCTGGACGAGGTTCTGCTCTTGCGGGGTGAGCGTATTGCCGGCCGACACGGCAGAAGGGATCCCACTCTGCAACACCGGTTGCTGATCCCCGTCGGCGGTCTGCAGCGTGCCATCGGCGAGCGCGCGGCGCATGCTGGGCAGCTCGGTCATTGGCACGGGTGGACCGCCGCCCATCGCCATTACCCGTAATTCGCCGTCGCCAGCGTCAAGAGCGGGTAGGTGCGGCCCTCGACCTCGAGGCACACGACAAACGGCGTCTTGGCGGTGTCGGTGATGCTGAGGATGAACAGCCCGGCGACGGTGGTCTGGATGTTCCACGCCTTCTTCGCGACGAGGTCGGTCCCGATAATGACGCCGCTGGCTCCGGCGACCGTGGCTCCCGTGGCGGTGACGGCGGTGAACCCGGCCCCGGTCGCGGCATCGCTGAGCCACAGCATGCAGTTGAAGGGTCCGGGCTTGCCGTCGACCCGGGTGACGCTCACGCTGACGAGGGTCACGCCGGCGCTGCCCGGTGCTGCGGCAACAGCCGCGCGCAATGCCGGGCGTTCGGCGGGAATCAGAGCTTCAGCCATGATGGTATGTTCCTCGGTTTGAGCCCCTCTGGTGCATCATTCCCCAGCGCCGCTTGGCGCCGGGGTAGCCGACATTGGCGCGGGTCTGCAGGTTGATGATGTTGTCGATGTTGTCGGGCACGTTGATGAACTCCAGCCCGCGGCCGAGCAGCGAGCAGGCGTCGACCTTGTCGTCGTGCATGCCGGCGGGAAAGCGCAGCAGCTGGCCGATCACGTCGGAGCGCCATGCCGCCCCGCGTTTGGGAAAGAACACCTTGCCGTTGGCGACGAGCGCCTGGAAGGCGCGGCAGCGCGTCCCCTTGTCGTGGATCGAGGGCAGCCATTCGAGCCGGCAGAAGGCGCCGCGCTCGTCCATCCGGCGCAACAGAAACGGCTCGATGGCGCGGCGGATCGGGCCGGCCTCGCCAAACCAGCAGCTGGGTTTCCAGCGCTGGATGAGGCCGCACTGCACCTCGATCCAGGTATCGGCGCTTTCCTGTCCCGACCACCAGTCGAGGACGTAGAGGTTGCGGTTGCCGTCGA